CGTGGTAATGGTTATGTAATTCTTGATATAGATGCAGAATTAAAAATATATGAAAAATTATGGGGAGAGGATCTTAAAGACGCTCCAAAGATTACGTCTACTAAAAAGAATGCAGCTAAATTTGTTTTTAAAATTCCTAGCGATAGATGGACAGGTTTAAGAGGTTTTGGTCTTGGCGATAGAAATTATGAAATCCTATGGGGTAGACAAGGTGTATTAAAAGGCTTGTATCCTGGTCATGAGCGTACAAACACTCCCGAAGGTGAATATACGTTAAAAGGAGATTTACATAACGTCCCTGACGCTCCTGAGTGGCTTATAGCGGAAATGAAGGAGAAAGAAGATACTAATATTATAAAAAAAGATATTGACTTCACAGATCGTACTCAAGATGAGATCGCACAAATTATCGCAGATTGTGTTTCAGTAATACCTCAGAAAGGAACAGGTAGTAGAGATCATTGGGTTCGAGTGGGAATGGCGATCCACTCTGTATTACCTAATGATATGGGTCTACATCTATGGTCATCTTGGTCATCTGAAGATCCAGATTATGCAGAAGAATGGGAAAATGGTAATCCCTGTAAAGAAGTTTTTTATTCTTTTAAATCAAAATCAAGTGGTATTGGTTTAGGTACACTTATTTGGCTCGCAGATAGAGAAGATCCTGAAAGAAGGAGGTTTACTGAAACTGTAAAAAAGATTGTTGAAGAAGCAGAATCACGCTTCATACAAGAAACAAGATTATCCGTACCAAAGTTTGAGGACTTGATCAAAGAAGCTAAAGACTTATTGGATATTGATAATCCAGCTGAGATGAACTACAAGTTGAATGCTTTATCAATCAAAGCTGGTTATAGAGATCAACAGGGTATCGAAAAGCTGTTAATAGATCAGATGAAATATGAAAATTCTTCTGAGATAATGACAGTAGAATCTTTGATGAATTTGGAAGTAGAGAGAGCTTTCACCGTACCAGATATATTACCTTCACCATTTACTGTTTTACTTTTCGGTTCAGGTGGAGATGGTAAATCAATGTCTGCTTGGTCGCTTGCGAAGCACGTTGCAACTGGTAGTCCTTTTCTAGTTCGAGGCAAATATATGCCAGTACAGAAGGGTCCAGTTCTTCTTTTGAATGGTGATCAGTCAATGGTTCAGCTTAAAGAACAGTTGGAGGATATTGAATATCCAATGGACACCGATACTTACATTCTTGGTGATTGGTCGCTCCAAAACTATGCAAAGTTCATCAAGTTAATGGATGCTGTTAAACCAAAATTAGTTATCATTGACTCCCTTATTGGTTGTAGCGGAGGTAAAGGTTTTGATGAAAACAAATCTGATTTTGCTACTCCTCTTTATTGGTTAACTCAAAACAATGGATCTTTATGGGAGCCAACTTCTATAATCGTTATTCATCACGCTAATAAAAATGGTGGTTTTAGAGGTACTTCTGCTATCAGAGATGGTGTAGATGAAACTTGGGCTCTGAAGAAACCAACTGATGATTTAGTTGGACAAGTTGGTAGTAACGCTCGAATTATAGAAGTTGAAAAATCTCGTATCGGTAGATCAGGTCTTTCCTTAATTATGAAGATGGAAGATGATCTTACATACAGTATATCTGACTTCACACCAGAAATTGCATCTAAAGATAATACACCAGCAAATATTACAGATAAAATTTTACAGAGAATGAGGTCGGTACATCCCGAAACTCGTTCCAAATACGATCTTTTATATGATCCTTTGATTGGTGGTAAAACTGGAACTATAAGAAAATCGCTCCAAAGATTAGAGAAAAGAGGTCTTATAGAATTTGTAGAAGAAAATAAAGAAGGAAAGAAATATAGAGCTATCCTCGCACGGGGGGAGGCCGTGGAGACTGTCCCACCAGTAGTAAATAATAGTGATAGTAATACAACTGGGTCGGGACAGCATAATGGGACACCAAATACCTGTCCCACTAGCGTTGATGATGGGACACTTGCTAAATAAATAGCTTGTCCCACCCTACTTGTCCCATCACAAATCTAGGTTATAACAGAGATTAAAGCGTTTGGGACATTTCGGACGCTATCCCCCCGCGTGAGGCACATGGAAAAGACTCCAAGAGAAGTTGTTATTGATGATTTACTAAGAGAAGTAAAATTTTCTATGACAAGAGATATAGTTTCAGCTACAAACTTTTTAAAAAAAGCAAGAGAAATTAGAAGTGGTAAGCAAGCTCAAAGAAAAGCTAAGAGAGAAGCACATAATAATAAATGGAAAAAAAATTATGACACTCCTATAACATGGTAGTATAATGAAAGAAACGCTAGTTTATGACACCAGTAAGAGAAACTAAAGAGTATAACCGCATCTTTAGAAAAGTATTATTTCAAGTACTTATAGATCCAACAAGAGGTAAATTATTTAAAAATATTTGTGAAGCTAAAGGTGAAAAAGCTAGTGCTGTATTAAGAAGATTAGCGTACCAATATGCTGAAACTTATGCTGATGGAGAAGACTATAAAGATGCAGAGTCGGAAGATATGAGACTTATGAATAAAGCACAAGAAAGTCGTATCGCTAACGGATTTAATTGGACAAAAAAATGAAACAAACAATGATCACTATAACTTTTGAAGGAACTGGTAAGTTAGACATTTATGGACCGCCCGATCAAGGGAAAGATTTTAGATTACCGAAATTAAAACATAATCCAAAAAGAAAAAATGAAAGGACTTAAAATGTTAGATACCTTTGCGGGTATCGGTGGTTTTTCTTACGCTGCTACTAAACTGGTAGGAGGATATAGAACTACACAATTTATTGAAATTGATCCATTTTGCCAAAAGATTCTTAAAAAACATTTTCCATTCACTCCAATCCATGATGACATCAGAACATTCACAGCTATCCCTGGACAATATGATGTCATCTGTGGAGGCTTTCCCTGCCAATCAATATCAGTGGCAGGAAATAGAGTTGGAATCACAGAAGAATCCAGATCAGGTATCTTTTACGAACTCATGCGAGTCGTACGCATGGTACGACCAAGATTCGTTGTCTTGGAAAACGTGGCAGCGATCCTTAATAATGGATTGGACATCGTTCTCGGAGAGCTTTCCCAAGCAGGGTACGATGCAGAATGGTCAGTTATATCTGCGAGTTCATTGGGAGCCTGTCATAGAAGAAGCAGATGGTGGTGTGTCGCAACGCTTACCAACTCCGACAGCAAGAGATTACAAAGGCAGGACTTCAGTAAAATGGAACGAGAAATATGGGCCAAAGGTTCTACCAGATGTCTTAACCCAGACTGGAGATCATATGTCAGTAAGCCCATACTTCGTAGAGGAAATGATGGGCTATCCTATAGGGTGGACAGAACTAAAGCCCTAGGAAATTCAGTAGTACCACAAGTTGCTGCTATACCTTTAAAACGAGTTTACGATCTTTATTGCAATGGATAAATTAAGAACTTTAAAATTAAATAGAATATCAAACTTAGAAAAAAAACTAATAGATCAAGACTTAAGAGGTTATGACCACTATGTTTTTATTGACGGTAATCGAAAAGCACAACTTATAACTAATGGTAAATGGGTTACAGAATTTATTAGAAATGCTGTAGTGCAACACAATTCTTTAATATGTGAAGTTTTAAGTATGCGTGTAGAAGATTTCTCAGAGCAGGAACTTAAGGATTTTGAGGACGGCTTGCTTTCATAATTCTTTCTATTTGTTTCATAAGCATAAATTGATGAAAAAGAAATAATAATTTATTTATACCTTTTGCCTTTACTATTTTTTCTTCAACCATCTTTCTTGCTTCTTGTTCAGCTAATCGTGCCAAAGCTGAAGAAAGTACAGCGTCTATCTTTGCTTGGTTTCTTACTAAATCACAACAAAATGCTTTTATTTTATCAATATCATTTGACTTCATAATCTCTCGACATCTTAATTCTGTAGAAAGTTCTACTTCAGCAGGGGGAGACTCAAAAATTATTTGAAAAAAAGTGTCTTTCATTTTGGTAAAGAAGATACAGGTCTACCAGGAAAAAGTTGTTCCTCTAAAAAATCAACCGCTTGGTCATCAAGGTTATTCGAGGTTTGCTTACAGATAGCCCGTAAAAGATCCACAATTAGTTGTTTTACTGCCGAACCAGAAAAAAACTTTAGTAATACAGGCTTTAAAACTTTGAGCATAATAATATGTGTTACTTCCCAAACATAACAATATCTGCTAAGTTTGCCATAAGTGCTAATTTATTATGCCAGAAGAAGTAAAGAAAAACCCACTCAAAAAACTTAAAGAAACAATTGAGGACAAAGAAGAACAATTAGCTTTTATCTCAGTTGTAGTAAGGCTTGTTGTTGTTGCTTGGAGTGGATTTATAGTTTCTCTTAACTACATTTCAATCCCAGGCTA